ATCGCAACTATTTAATGCAATTGACAATAAACAATTAAAAGAAAAACTTATTGAAAGAAATTATGAGTGGGCAAAAAATATGAGTTGGGAAAATCGTAGTAATATGTTTATTAAAGAACTAAATCCGGAATATACTCCGCAAATTTTGTCCTATAATTTACATAAAAATGTTGACCATAGATTTAACTACGCAGAAATGTACAATTGGACAAATGATTTACCTCCAAATATTGGAGCATATGAACAATACATTAGAATTTTAGAGTATATTAAGTGGAAGAATACTAATAAAGAAATTAATGTGTTAGAAATAGGTACATTTGTAGGTACATCTATTATAAAGATACTTGAATATCTACCAAATTCAAAAGGAAATGTTATAGACTTATGGGAAGATTATGATGAGAAAGAAATTTTTAATGATGGTGTTATAAGAGATTATAAAATCATGAGTAATATAAAAAATAACAACATTGAAAATATTTTTTACAACAATATTAAAGTTGCAGGTTTAAGCAGCAATATTAATGTTTTCAAAGGAGATTCGGCGAATATTTTACAGAATATGATTTCAAATAATAATAAGTTTGATTTCATATATGTAGATGGTTCACATACTTTAATGGATTCCTATACTGATTTAGTGTTGAGTTTTAATTTGTTGAATAAAGGAGGTATATTAGGTATAGATGATTATTTAATGAACCAAGAATCTTTGCTTGATAGTCCTTTTGCAGGAGTAAATTATTTTCTAGATAAATTTAAAGATAAGATTATCATGCTCGATAAAGCTTATAGAGTTTTTATTGAAAAAATATAATTTAAAATTAAAAATTATATAATTAAAATGCCTAAAAGAAAAATTATCTATAGTGATTCTGAAGATGACGACGATAACCAGAATAAAATAGAAAAAAAAAAGATAAAATTTACTCCTCGTAGGCCTATAATTAAAATAGAACCCTGTCCTCCTATAAATTGTCTGAAAGATTTAATAGCAATTGGTAAGCAAAATAAGTTTTATAAAAATATTAATTGTATTATGTTGTGGAATATTGTTCAATCTTTAGAAGAACTAGATAATATGATAGGTATGCAGACCTTAAAAGAATCTATTTTTTATCAAACTATATACTACTTACAAAGTATGCATTTAAAAAATAAAAATGAGGAATACCTGCATACTATGATTTTGGGTCAACCAGGTACAGGAAAATGTTTAGGTAAAAATACACCAGTTATAATGTACGATGGTTCTATAAAAATGGTGCAAGATATAAAAATTGGAGATAAGTTATTAGGAGATGATTCAACTATAAGAAATGTTACTAGTTTAGCAAGAGGAAAAGAAAAAATGTATAAAATTAAACAGATAAAAGGAGATGAATATATTGTCAATGAAAGTCATATTTTGTCTTTAAAATTAACAAAAATGGAAAAGAAGAACACATATGCTTATATTAATAATAAAAAATATAAAAAGTATGATATAGTTGATATTTCAGTTTTAGATTATCTAAATTTAAGTAAAAGCGCTCAATCAAGATTGAAAGGATTTAAAGTTGGTGTAGAGTTTGAAAAAAAAGAAATTCAATTTGACCCTTATATATTAGGCCTTTGGTTGGGAGATGGTACATCTAGTAATACAGGAATAACCAATCAAGATTCAGTTATACTGAAATATTTATACGAAAATTTGCATAAATATGGGTTATATTTAGCACATAGACAAAATTATGATTATGTAATAAAAGTAATTAAGGAAAAAAATTCAGAAAGACATATATACTCAGAAGTTGGAAATAATGTTATCAAAAATCCGTTAATGAAAGTTTTAAAGAGCCTTAATTTATTAAATAATAAGCATATACCAGATATATACAAAATAAATGATAAAGAAGTTAGGTTAAAATTATTGGCTGGTTTATTAGATTCTGATGGTAGCCTTTCTAGAAATTGTTATGAAATTTCACAAAAAAATAAGAAATTGGCAGATGATATAGTATTTTTAGCTAGATCTTTGGGATTTTATGTAAGTATTTCAGAATCATATAAATGTGCTACAAATACAAGCACAAAAACTAAACATTTATACTACAGGATTTATATATCCGGGGATGGATTAGATGAAATTCCGGTTTTAATCCAAAGAAAAAAAGCACATAAAAGAAAACAGATTAAAGATGCTTTAAATACTGGAATAATTATTGAAGAATTAGAAGTCGATAATTATTACGGATTTACTATTGACGGAAATCATAGATTTTTATTAGGAGATTTTACAGTAACCCATAACACTAGCGTTGCTAAAATAGTTGGGTCAATTTATAAAAATATTGGTATTTTATCGAATAAAGGTATTTTTAGAATAGCTGGAAGGTCTGATTTAATTGGAGAATATTTAGGTTCTACAGCTATTAAAACTACAAAAATATTAGAGTCATGTTTAGGAGGTGTTTTATTTTTAGATGAAGTTTATTCCTTAGGTGCTGGTCAAAAAGATAAAGATTCTTATTCAAAGGAGTGTGTAGATACTATATGCGGATTTTTATCCGAACATAAAAATGATTTTTGTTGTATTATAGCTGGTTATGAAAAAGAGGTTAAGGAATGTTTTTTATCTATAAATCCAGGATTAGAAAGAAGATTTCCATGGGTTCATAAAATAGACGAGTATACAAGTGAAGATTTAACCGATATTTTTATAAAATTAGTTGCGGATACTAAATGGGATCTTAATATAGACAGAAAAACTCTTGTTAAATTTTTTGAAGATAACAAACATTATTTCAAAAACGCGGGAGGTGATATAGAAACTTTTATTTCGAAAATCAAATTGGTTCATTCAAAAAGAGTTTTTACTATGGATAAAAGCTGCAAATTTATAATTACGGATGAAGATATAAAAGAAGGTTTGAATATGATAAAAAAATATAAATTAGTTAAAGAAGAAAAAAGATTTTTAGATTATTATACATAATTTTTATCTTGTATTAAATAAATGAAAAGAATTTATAATCTTAAAATAGAAAGAGCGCCTACATCTCAATTAAAATTAAAATCATTTTTAGAAATCAAAAAACTTCCAAAACAGGTAGATTTAAGAAATAAATGTCCTGTAATTTATGACCAAGGAAATATTGGAAGTTGCACAGCACAAGCACTTGCTGCAGCTTTTGAAATTAAAGATGGTACTAGTAACACTTTTGTACCATCTCGATTATTTATATACTATAACGAAAGATTATTAGAAAATAGTGTACATGAAGATTCTGGGGCTTTATTATCGGATGGAATTAAAACTTTAGAAACATACGGGGTGTGTAATGAAAAAGATTGGCCTTATGATACTAAAAATTTTAAAGTTAAACCACCTCAAAAATGTTATCTAGATGCTTTACAACATAGAGCTTATACAGTTCATAATATAAGTTGTGATATGAACTCTATGAAAACATCTTTAGCATCTGGACATCCTTTTGTAGTTGGCATTTCTATATATGAATCTTTTGAAAGTGAAGAAGTTTCTAAAACAGGAATAGTACCTATACCAGATACAGATAGTGAAAATTGTCTTGGAGGTCATGCAGTACTAGTTGTAGGTTATAATGATAAAACTCAAATGTGGATAGTTAGAAATAGTTGGGGCGAAGATTGGGGAGATAAAGGATATTTTTATTTACCTTATTTATATTTAATGGATGCAAAATTATCTTCCGAACTTTGGAATATAACAAAAATATCAAAAAAAATATCTAGTGAGGATAATGTTACTCTCAAACCTGCGCCTGAAAAAATTCTAAGTTCGGGAAATATAATAAAGTTAAAATTAGAATTAGAAAGAATTGAAGGTGAATTAAAAAATATTAAAGATATGTTAAATAGATTTGACACTTAAAAATATTCTTATTTAAAAACTAAATAATTTTTAAATAAAAAAATAGAATGGCGAAATTTTGTTTACTTATGATAGTTAAAAATGAAGCTCATATTATAGAAAGAGCGTTTGAAAGTCTTAAGAATCTATTTGATACTTATATTATTTGCGATACCGGTTCAACAGATAAAACAATAGATGTTATAAATAATTGGATGGCTTTACATGATAAAAAGGGTGAGATAATATATAAAGATTGGGTTAGTTTCGGATTTAATAAGAGTTATTTATGGGAACATTTTTGGAATACAAGAAAAGATTGTGAGTATATAGTGTTTTTAGATGCAGATGAAGTATATGTTAAGGATATGAATAACCCACTAAGTTATCTAACAAAAGATGATGTTGATAAATTGTATACTCAACTTCAAGAAAAACCGAATATTTCTGTATTTTATTTAAATACAATATATGGTACTCTTAGATATCGAAGATGGCAAATATGTAGAAATAATCAATTATATAAATGGTTACAACCAGTACATGAATATTTGGTAGGAACTATTTCAAATAATCATTATGATATAGATTGGATATTTAATCTAGCAAGGAAAGAAGGTGCATCATCTAAAAATCCAAATAGATATCAAGAAGATGCCAAATTATTTTTAGATTTTTTAAAAGAGAACCCAAATGATTCTAGAGCTACTTTTTATCTTGCACAAACATATGAATCTTTTTCTGTTGAAAAATCAATTGAGTGGTATAAAAAATGTCTAGAATTAAAAGGGTGGAATCAGGAGTTATATATAAGTTGCTTAAGACTTGGTAGATTAATAAAAGATGAAAGTGATAAAATAAAATATCTAATGATGGGTATATCTATATGTTCTGAAAGACTAGAATGTTATTATGAATTAATGGTATATTTTCAACAAAAACAAGATCATGCTAAAGTGGTTGGATTTGGTTCTATGGCTCCAAAAAATAGAACCCCTAATTTGGGAGACTTATTTATTCAAAGACATATTTATGATTATGATTTTGATTTTATATTTGCAATATCATGTTGTTACACAAAAGATAATGATAAAGGAGTTGAAGCAAATTTGAGAGCCAAAGAAAAAGCACCTTCAAATGTAGTATATCGTATTGATCAAAATTTAAAATTCTTTGATACTTCAAAATATTTTGGTTCAACTTTTAATTGGAATAACGATATGTCTATAATAATTATAGACAATTTTTATAAAGATCCTATTGCTATTAGAGAAAAAGTTCTAAAAACTTGCGAATTTAATGTTAAAGGAAATTATCCAGGATTTAGAACAGATTGTCTTTTAGATTGGAAAGAATTTGCGAATATTAAAGAGAGATTTGAGAATATAGTTGGTAAAAAGATTAAGTATTGGCCAGAAGGATATAATGCTGCATTTCAATATGTAACAGAAGATATGCATAGCTGGATACATAGAGATTTAACTGAATGGTCAGCTGTTATATATATGTCTCCAGATGCTCCTTTAGACGGAGGTACAAGTACTTATATGCATAAAGAATTAAAGATAGAAAAGGATTCGGAAGGAAATGCTGAACAAATAAAAAAATTAAATGATGATTCAAGAAATTATGATAAGTGGTATATGGTGGATTCAGTAGGTAATAAGTTTAATAGATGTATTTTATTTAAAGGAAAAAGAAGTCATCAAAGTGGTACATATTTTGGTAAGGATAAGGAAACTGGAAGATTATTTCAAACATTCTTTTTTGATACTTAACTACTTAACTACTTAAGCTTTTGATTTTGTTTTTAAATTTATTTGAAGTTTAAAAACATAAAGGGAAAAAACAACTTTTTTTAAGTTTAATTCTTAGTTTTTTATCACTAATAGCAGAAACTATATCTACAAAATCATTTGAAAATATTGTTAAAAAACTTTTCATATCTTCTTTATTTTCGATATCGTCTTCATTAGTATCAATAAAATTTCTAAGTATATATAATATAAAAGACTTTTTATCTGTACCTTTGACATCAAAATTATTTATATATTTCATAAGTTCAACTATAATATACAATAAATTATCTTTACTTAGTTTTTGTTCCTGTAATAATACTATTAGATGATATAACAATTTATTTTCTAAATCATTATTTGGCGGAATGTAATCACTAACACCTTCACTTACACCTTCACTTACACCTTCACTAACACCTTCACTAACACCTTCACTGACACCTTCACTAACACCTTCACTAACACCTTCACTAATAACTTCATTTGTACCTTCACTAACACCTTCAGTTACAACTTCACTAGCACCTTCAGTTACACCTTCTTTTTCATTAAAAACTAAATGTTCATTAAGATTAAAAATAAACTGATTTAGTGTATCTTGGGCTTTATCAATATCTTCACTTGTGTCTATTAAATTATTTATTTTATTTTTTATTAAATCAAAACTTGATTCTAGTTCTTTAAATTTCTCTTTTTTTAAATCATCTTTCCAGTTCTTATTTTCTTCTAAAATAAGATTTTGATATTTTTCTTCTATTAAAATTTTATTTTTTTCAAATAAAGCATATAATTCCTGTAACTTATCTATTTTACTTTTTTCAATTGAATAGTACTCTTCGATATTATTTTTTAAATTTTGTTTTTCTAATATATTTGAAATATTTCTATTATATTCATCTTCAAGTTCTAATTTACTATTTTCAAATTCTAAAAATGTTTCATGTATCTCGTTTATTTTTTTCTTTTCTAAGTCAGATATAATATCACTTTGTACAACTTCTATTTCTACTTCTTTAAGTATTTTCTGTTTATATTTATTTTCTTTCTGTATGCTTAAACAATACTTTGCATTTTTTTGATGCTTCGTTAAGTATGTTTCTTTTTTAAACTTATTTTTACAATATTCACATTCATAACACTTTACTGCCATATCTTTTATTATTATATCTAATTTTTTAAAATTAAATATAAAATAGCTTAAAAATTTTCAACAGATATATCTATTCCAAACTGATTGCTTATATTCAAAACATCATTTGTTAAACTAGCGGGACCGCATGTTATAATAGCATTTTTTTTATTTTTTTTCAGGAATTGCATATTTAAAATATAAGGCATATTTGGCCTTTGATTGAAAAATATAAAAGAATCACTATCTGTATAACTATCAAAAATTCTTTTATTTTTGGTTGTATATATTTTAAACTTAAATATGTTATTGTTTAATTCTATAAAATATTTTTTAAACGAATCAAATAGAGAAATATCTTTCATTATCCAAAAAATATAAACCTTTTTCAAGGTTAATAATTTTTGTTTTTTGTATAAATTATTAATGTCCTCTAAAACTGATATTAACGGAGTTATACCAATACCTCCTGCTATAATAAAAATATTTTCATAATTATTGTTTTTATAGTTTATAGATACATTACCATAAGGTCCTTGAATATACACCTTCTTATCGTTAATTATTGAGTTATCTCTTGCGAGATCAAAAAGTCTTCCAGTCCAACTACCTTTACCTATATTTTTAGTGCAAAATGTTATTGTATCGTATGAGTTTGATACTACACTGAGAGGATGCCATTCAAATCTTGAAATATCTTTGTAAAAACAAATAAAAAAATAACAACTAGGATATGTTTTAACCTTTTTTAAAAAAGTTATATTTATAAAGGTGCAATCTGTGTCATATTTTTCTACACCTTCATTTTTTAGTCTTATGTACATTGATGCATATGTATGATACATTCTGACTATTAAATCAATAAGATATAAAATTATTGATGGTAAAATATAGTATAAAGAAGATATGTAATGTAAAGAGCTAAATATAACAATACTTGCACTTAAAATGCGATGAGAATAATAAAATAATTCGAACCAATTTTTCCTTATTGTATTTAAAGAAAATATTCCACAAAATAAAAATAATATCGACGCAATAGTACCCATTAAAGGTGAACCTTCTGTTCTATATTTTAGTAAAAATAAAAAGGAAGGGTCATACATTATTGCTACAGAAATGAATTTTATTATAACTGAAACTATACACAAAATAGATAATATTCTATGTAAGTATAGTAATTTATGATGAGATAAACCTAATAAAATCGAAAAAATACTATTTCTAGCTATTGGAAATAAAGTACATGAGAGATTTAGTATTATCCAATTTCCAAGTCTTGTCATTATTTGACCTTTATATTCACCTAAAAATGCGTATGATAATAATCCAAGCCACCAAACAATGTATGAAAATAAAAATATAACTTCTCCTATTGTTGAATAGTTAAATATCTCTAATTTTCTATTACAAAATTTTGGACTTCGGTTAAACTTTTTAATTATAATTGTTGTTATAAATGATAAAGATAAAAATCCATATGAAAATACTACCATGTTATACTCTTTATCTGTAATCTCGGTATCATTCTTTAAAATTCCTACTTCATCTTTAAAATAATAAGTAAATGCAGGTATAAAGTACAAAACTAATTTAAAAAATAAATTCATTTAATTATAATACGCAGTATCTTTTAAATCATAATGAATAATCTTATGTATTCACCTTTGATATGTACCGAACAAAAAAATAGAATTTCTAAGTGTCATTATCAAACTATTTATTTACTTGAAAAAATAGTAAATAATAAAGATAATATTATACTTAAATTAACAGGATCAACCTTAAATATTTACACAATAACAATTAACGATTCAAATGTAACATGTAATTGTCCTGATAGTAATGTAAAACATGAAAAATTATTTTGCAAGCATATATGCTTTGTCGTATGTGTAATAGGCAAAATATACGATATAGACACATTTGTAAATAAAAAACTTTGTGAAGAACAAAGAATGGATATAATATTTAATATAACAAGAGATAATACTATAACAAATCATAATACTATAACTTGTAATTATTTAACAGAAAAATATTTAAATATGAAATTTAAAGCTATTAATGATGCCAAAAATAAAGATTTAGAAATACGAAATATTAAGGATGAATGCACTATATGCTTTAATAATATGGAAAATGAAAAAGAAATATACACATGTAAAAATTGTTTCAATGCAATACACAAAGAATGTTTAAAAATATGGATACGAGAAAAAAATACCTGTATATTTTGTCGGAGTTACATAAATGTATGCCTAACGGAAAATAATAGCTATTTAAATATTTCAAAATAAAAATAATATATAACATAAAATGGATACACAAAAAAACTTACTTGTCAAATATAATTATGATGTAAATAAAGACGAAAAGGATAGATATGAATCACTTCGTAAAGCTTTAGTAATTATGGGACCCATAAAGTTATGCAATAGTTTAAGAAGCATGTATAAAAAGAAAAATGAAGATGATATTGAGTACAAAACTTTAAAAGAAGATAAAAAGTGGTTGAAAAAAGAGTATTTAAAGGATATAAATCAAATTAAAGATATAGAAGAAAAAAAACCTATAAAAAAAAGCAAAATCAAAAACAAAACTAGAAAAAAAAGTAAAAGAAAAAGTAGACGAAATAAAGATAAAAAAAGTAAAAAAGCAAAAAAGTAATTTTAAACCTCTATCTAGGTTTGAAATTAATATATTATTGAAAGATTATTTAAATCTTGAATTAGAATGTCAATATCTTTTTTTGTTTCTTTACACATATATACAATCATATCATCTATAATTGAATCTGAATCAGAAATAAAAGGATAATCTTCCAAAATATTATTCCACGTTTCTTCTCCTAAATTAAATTTTAGAGACTTAAGAAATTCCCAATTATCTTTTTTAAAAGATACAAACTCAACATCAATCTTAGATGAATCAAAATCAAAAAGTATAAATACACCATTTCTTATTCCTATATTGTCTATAGTTGGATCACCATGTAATATAAAAAGAGAATGAAGCCCGTATAATCCCTTTGAAATATCCCAAATAAATTTCATAATATTGTTGCTTAATATTTTAATTAAAATTTCTTTTTTATACGAGTTTAAACACACGTGTTTTTCCCATATAATAATATTATCTGGTTTTTTATATTCAATAAAATTAGATAACTGATTTTTAAGCTTGAAATTAAGAATAAAAGTTTTATCCTTAAAATAAATTTTTTTATTTACATAGAAATTTTCTGTTTTATTTATAACATTAAAAATGTTTTTTATTTTTTCAGGTATTTTTTGATGGTTGAAATATTGTACAGCTTTGTTATTCTCAGTAGAAATAAATACAAAAGAAGAACCATTACTACTTTTGTATTCAAGATTTCTTACTTTTCCTATATATAGTAGTGCCTTATTTAAGATATTTTCGTTGATTTCTCCATCTAATAATAGATTTTCAAAATTTGTATGTTGCATATAAAATATTTTTTATAGTCGCAACAAAAAAATCAATTTTTAAATATATAACTTAAAGTGGTCCTAATTGTAATCTAAATGACTAAACAGCAAAATATTCAAGTTATTAAAGTTCCCTTGTCAGAAGATAAAAAATATGAGAATCATAAAGAGCAAGTATTTCCTAGAATACCAAGATTATATTTAGAACTTTTAGAAAATAAGTCAAAAATAAAGCAAGATTTAATAAATAGAGAATATAGCCCAAAGAAAAGTATTTCACCGGATCCTAACGATGATATTGACATTGATATTGAAAATCAAGATGATAATAAAGAAAATAAGAAAAAAAATAAAAATAAAAATTTCGAATCAAAGTTGGATAAATTTTTAAATGATAAAGATGACTATAAAGATGACTATAAAGATGAAGAAAAAGAAAAAGAAAAAGAAAAAGAAAATGAAAATAAAAATGAAAATGAAAATAGCAACAAATATAATGAAGTCAATGAAGATAATAAAGAACTTGATGATGATGATTTTGATTTTAGAAATGTAATTAAAAATAGAAAGAAAAATAAACAAGATGATCTAGAAATTATAGAAAAAGATACAGATTCCGATAAAGAATCTTATAAAAGTTTTGCAAACAAAAATGATAATGATAATGATTATGATGATAATGAGGATAAAAAAAATAAAAAATATGACGATGATTCATCGGTCGATAATTTAGAGGATAGATTAAATGAACTACTCGATGATAACTCGGACGAATCAGTAGTATCAGAAAAATATGCACCAAAAGATAAATATAGCAAACAGAGAAGTTACGATAATCATAGTACTATATCTATATCAAACAAAAATAATAGACAAGTAGCTCCTAGTTTGGCAGAATTAGAAGCTCAAGGTGGCTATGTTAGAAAACAGCATTTAAGAGACGTAAACAATATTTCAAGGAGTGAGCAAGAAGAAGAAGACTTGAAAAGAGAAATGTTATTTAAATTTGACTTGTTAAAAAAATCATATCCAAATGGCGTTATACCGGAATATACTATTCATACAGATTATAACTCTATGAAAAAATCTTACGATGATACAGTTAGAAGATTGTCTTTAGACTCAACTGTTGACAATTACAAACAATATTTAATTGGTGGATTTATGGCCTGTGAATTTTTACTAGGTAATTTTTTTAACTTGGAAATGCAAGGTTTTACACAACAACAAATATTATCTATGAATCAATACGAAAAACTTTTAATTGAGTTAGGAGAAAAATCTTATGTACCTACTGGTTCAAAATGGCCCGTAGAATTAAGATTATTATTTATGATAATAATAAATGCAGGTGTGTTTATAGTCTCAAAAATGATATTAAAAAAGACTGGTGCAAATCTAATGGGAATGATGAATTCACTAAATGTACCAAAACCTGTTCAACAAGTAAAGAGAAAGATGAGAGGACCAAACATAGATTTAAATAACTTACCCGAAGACAACTTTTAAATAAAAAATGATTTTTAAAATTTTAAATTTAAAAAAAAATATAGCTATAAATTATAATGGTAGAAATACAAATAGCGTCTGATTTACATATTGAGTATAAAAATGACGAAATACCGAATCCATTAGATTATATAACTCCTGTAGCTGATGTACTTATATTAGCAGGAGATATAGGGTCTTTATACAAAATAGAACAATTAGAAGGTTTTTTATGTAAACTATGTGTATATTTTAAATATGTAATATATGTACCTGGAAATCATGAGTACTATACATTTAAAGAATACAATCAAATTGGAATGAACCTGTTATTAAGCAGATTATACAAAATAGAACAAAATATTAAAAATTTATATGTATTAAACAAGAGTAGTATAATGGTTGAAAATATATGTATTACTGGTTGTACCCTATGGAGTGATTTAAAAATACCAATACCAAAATTTATTGTAAGAATTTTTGGTATAACAGATGAACTATATACGCAAAAATTTAATTCTGATTTACACTATCTTAAAAAAATGATAGACCACTGCGATAAAAATAATTATAAATTAGTAGTTGTTACACACTATTGCCCTTCATATACTGCAACTCAAAATTGCAAAAAAAGAGACAGATATATATCCTTATATACAAGTGACCTAGATTATCTTCTCGATACAAACAAAATAGATACATGGATATGTGGTCATATTCATTCAAATTTTGATTACAAACATAATCAAGATGGTACAAGAGTTGTAAGTAATCAGAGAGGTAAGCCTAAAGATAAAATTACTGATTATTTGAAAAATTTTGTAATAAAGATTTAAATTTCATATTTTTTAAAATATAAAATTTAAAATATATTTGTAAATAATAAAAAAAATATGCCGAAA